TCTGCCAACTGGTGCAGATGACAGCCAATCACAGTATAACGACGGACGAGTTGGCACAGCATTCATTCAAGAACTACGCTTTAACAAGTATTGTGAACGTCTACAAAACTTAATGGTCACTACCTTTGATACTGAGTTTAAACTATTTTTGCATAACAAAGGTGTCAATATTGACTTCAGTTTGTTTGAGATTCGCTTCCAAAGCCCGCAAAACTTTGCCGCTTACCGTCAAGCAGAGCTTGATAATCAGCGTATTGCTACCTTTGCACAGATGGTTGCACTACCGTTTGTCAGCAAACGTTTTGCATTAAAGCGTTTCTTAGGTATGACAGACGAAGACTTAAAAGAAAACGAAAAGATGTGGCAAGAAGAAAGCGGAGAAGGCCGAGCACCTGGACAAGATGCGGCAGGACAACTGCGTGGAGCAGGAGTAAGCCCAACAGGTATGGAAGCAGATACGTCGGCATTAGATGGCAGCGAAGAAGCACCAGAAGATATGGAAGCTCCTGAAGGTGACGCAGAAATGGCTGCTCCTGCCGCCGGTTCTATGCCTGCGTAATAAATACTATTATGATTTTAAGAGAACTGTTTTATTTTAATAGAGATACTGCTGAGCCGGAGCAAAACGATCAGTACATGTCTAAACACGACACTGGGGTCATTAATGATGATGACACACGTAAAACAAGATTAACGTTAAAACAAATAAACGAATTACGCAGAGCTAGCGATTTACATATTAAAGAACACGAAGCAGAGATGGAGTTTATTTCTAGAATGTATGCCACACCAGCGGCAGCGGAATAAGTAATTCATCAAAACTGACAAAAAATAGCCGGTATTGACCGGTTTTTTTGTATCGTTATTAAATACATCGACAGCCTTGCGGGCGTAAAAGCCTCATAACTATACAGGAGACATAACATGACTGATCGCGCAAAGTTCGAGCAGATGCTTGAATATCTTATTAATGAAGACAAATCAAAAGCCGAGGAACTATTCCACGAACTAGTGGTAGCTAAATCTCGCGAAATTTACGAAAACCTACTTGACGATGATATTCAAGTAGATGAAGCTTCTGATGAAGAAGACGAAGATGATGAAGAAGTCGAAGAAGGTTTTGAAATGGGCATGGACGAAGTCGGTGCTGATCCAGCAGATGACATGATGGGTGACCTAGAAGCCGGCGACGACGAAGAAGGTGGCGACATGATGGGTGACGAAGAAGGCGGTTCAGAAGCCGCTACTAAAGATGACGTCATGGACATTAAAGATGCTTTAGCTGACCTAAAAGCAGAATTTGAAGCTATGTTAGCAGGTGACTCAGGTGAAGAAGACATGGGTGACGAAGAAGAAATGGGCGACGAAGAAGAAATGGGCGACGAAGAAGGCGAAGAAGAAGGTAATCCTTTTGCTAAAGAAAGCGTTCGCGAATACGTTGAGAAAGTTGCTCCTGCTAAAGGCGGAGACAACGGTACTAACGTTAAAAGCACATTAGCCGGTAAGAACGACATGGGTGGCACTACTGCTAACATCGCTAAGGGCGGTACTAGCACAACAGGTGGTACACAAGGCGGTCTACTAAAGCCAAGCACAACAGATTTGAAGTCTGGTAACGTAAATGTTCCAGGCGGAAAAGCTGGCGTTAAGCACCTAAGCGGTGTAAGCAAGCCAGCAGGCGGCGACAACGGCCAAAATACAAAAAGTACTATAGGCCGTTAATTAGATGAGTCTTTACTTACGTGAAAACTTGACTTTCGACCAAGCTCGCATGGTTGTTGAGTCGGATGGCGAACAGGGCAAAAACCTTTACATGAAGGGCATTTGCATCCAGGGCGGCATCCGAAACGCAAATCAGCGTGTGTACCCTGTGAATGAAATCGGCAGGGCTGTCAAGACACTAAACGACCAGGTAACTGGCGGATATTCAGTTTTAGGCGAAGTAGATCATCCAGATGACTTAAAAATTAACCTAGACCGTGTAAGCCATATGATCACAGAAATGTGGATGGATGGCCCAAACGGTTACGGTAAAATGAAGATCCTACCTACACCAATGGGTAACCTAGTGCGAACTATGTTAGAGTCCGGTGTTAAGTTAGGTGTTAGTTCACGCGGATCCGGGAACGTCAAGGAAGACGGTTCCGGTGAAGTTACAGATTTCGAGATTATCACAGTTGATGTGGTGGCTCAACCATCAGCCCCAGGTGCGTATCCAACGCCCATTTATGAGCATATCATGAATACTCGTGGAGGCTACAAGGCATTTTTAACAGCACAAGAAGTACAAGGCGACGCAAAGGCACAGAAATACCTAAAAGAAAGTCTATTAAAAATAATAGGCGGACTCCAATAACAAGGGAGAATCACATATGTTGGACGCACTTAAACAATTATTCGAGAACAATGTGATTTCTGAAGACATCAGAGCTGATATCACGTCTGCTTGGGACCGCAAGATCCAAGAGAACCGTGAACAAGCAACACAACAACTACGCGAAGAATTCGCACAAAAATACGAACATGACAAGCAAACAATGATCGAAGCTATCGACAAGATGGTTACTGATCGTTTAACTGCTGAAATCCAAGAATTCACAGAAGACCGCGCACAACTATCTGAAGCGAAAGCCAAGTATGCTGTTGCCATCCGTGAACATTCTACTAAACTAAATGGATTTGTTCTAAACAGCCTAGCTAAAGAAATCACTGAACTACATAGTGACCAAAAAGTTATGGCTGAAAATTTTGCCAAGTTGGAAGGTTTCATTGTAGAAGCTCTAGCTAAAGAGATCGCAGATTTCTACGAAGACAAGAAAGATTTAGCTGAGACAAAAGTACGTCTCATTAAAGAAGCTAAAGATCAATTTGCCATTTTAAAAGGCAAGTTTGTTAAACAGAGTGCTGAGCTTGTTGAATCAGTTGTTACAAAAGGTCTCTCAAAAGAGATCGGACAACTTAAAGAAGACATTGATCAAGCACGTCAGAACGACTTCGGTCGTAAGATTTTTGAAGCATATGCTACCGAATTTCAGCACAGTTTGTTAAATGAGAAATCAGAAACAAGCAAGCTATTGAAAGTAGTTGCAGAAAAAGAAAAACAACTCGCTGAAGCAACGGCTGCTATTTCCGAAAAGCAAGCATTGGTTGAAAGCACACAGCAACAAGTTGCTCGTGCTCAAGCTACTGCCGCTCGTAAAGAAGTAATGGGCGAGCTTCTAAATCCTTTATCTAAGGACCAAAAAGAAATTATGAGTGAGTTACTAGAAAGTGTGCAAACTGCCAAGCTAAGAACTAGTTTTGACAAGTATCTACCTGCTGTACTCAGCGGTAGCACACCGGAGAAGAAGAAGGCTCTTATTGAGGCTAAAGAAATCACAGGCAATAAAGAAAATCATAGCATTAGTAGTGCTAAAAGCCAGGGCGAAGTCATTGACATTCGTCGTCTAGCTGGATTAAAATAAGGAGAAATTTATGTCAGAACTACTAGAAAGCCGCTGGCTAGAAACAAAAGAGGCACTATTAGAAGGCCTTCAAGGAACCAAGAAGTCAGTTATGGCTACTACTCTCGAGAATACTCGTAAGTATTTGTCAGAATCTGCTACTGCTGGTGCCACTTCTGCCGGTAACGTTGCAACCCTAAATCGCGTGATCCTACCAGTGATCAGACGTGTGATGCCTACGGTCATCGCTAATGAATTAGTTGGCGTTCAGCCAATGACTGGTCCAGTTGGTCAGATCCATACATTACGTGTTCGCTACAGCGATACATTTAATGCTGGTGCATCTGGCGCTACAGCTGGTGAAGAAGCTCTAAGCCCATTCAAGATTGCTGAATCTTATTCTGGTGCTACATCTGGTAAGGCAGCTGCCACAGCCGCTCTAGAAGGTGTTGCTGGAAACAAACTAAGCATTCAAATCTTGAAACAGACAGTTGAAGCTAAGACACGTAAGTTGTCAGCTCGCTGGACGTTTGAGGCTGCTCAAGATGCACAAGCCCAACAAGGTATTGACATCGAAGCAGAAATCATGGCTGCTTTAGCACAAGAAATCACAGCTGAAATTGACCAAGAGGTGCTAGCATCTCTACGTTCTTTAGCTGGAACACAGAACCGTGAGACTTATGACCAGTCTAACGTTAGTGGTACTGCTACATTCGTTGGTGACGAACACGCCGCTTTGGCTGTTCAGATCAACCGTGTTGCTAACCGTATCGCTCAGCGTACACGTCGTGGTGCTGGTAACTGGGCCGTTGTAAGCCCAACAATGTTGACAGTGTTACAGTCTGCTACTACAAGCGCATTTGCTCGTACAACAGAAGGTACATTCGAAGCTCCAACTAACACAAAGATGGTTGGTACATTGAACAGTGCTATGAAGATCTATGTTAACACTTACGCAAGTGATGACACAGTTATCATCGGTTACAAAGGTTCTAGCGAATCTGACGCAGCCGCATTCTACTGCCCATACATTCCATTGATGAGCAGTGGTGTTGTGTTAGATCCATCAACTTTCGAACCAGTCGTATCATTCATGACACGTTATGGTTATGTTGAGTTGACAAACACAGCTTCTTCTCTAGGTAATGCAGCCGACTACCTAGGTACAGTTGAAGTAACAAGCAACGAACTAAAGTTCAGTTAATCACTGATTTTATTAGTATCTCAAAGGGCTCTTCGGAGCCCTTTGTCTTTATGTGATAAATACTTTGTATGACTTACACAGGGTAAGTTTTATGCGGAAATCCAACCGCGTACGGCCTAGAACGCCGAGTCAAGGAGAACAATAAAATGGGACGTCCATTAAGTAAGCAACAATTTTTTAATGCAAATGCCAAGAACAATATTAAGGTACAGTTTCATAACGGTACTGCAAGTGTTCGAGGGTATATTGTAGAACAAACAGGATCTAAACGATTCAAATGTAAAGATGAAAACGGTGTAATTCGTATATGCCGTTTAGTAGATAAAGCAAGTGCAAACTTACTAGCAGGTGAAATGTCAATTACTGTCAAGTACGATAATGGCACTGCTCAACAGATTACTAAAATAGCTAGACATCGTGTAACAGTTGACGGAACTATTCAACCATGGTCGTTTAGTACAAGCACTAGTGATGGTAAAGTACAAATGGAAGAAGCTGGTACTAATGCCGCAATGGCAAGTTCTACAGACTTAGAGTTAGATGAGGGACCAACTATTCCTCCAGGTATGGATCGTAACGAACCATATGCAGGTTCTGGCGGCGCCACTCCAGCAGTTCCAGGTACATTTGCCGCTACAAGTACTTACGTTGATGTATACGATGCAACTGGTATGACATATCGTAACATTTCTGCAAGTGCTGTAGATACAGTTCCAGGTACA